GGGCTCGGAGTAGTAAAGCGTGCTCCCTTTCGCCGCCCATACTCTCTCCTTGTAGACTGCGCAATACTTCGCCCTCGGCCCTGCCGTGATGTCGGCTATCGTGGTGCCATCGTACTTCTTGGGCAAGTCCACGCCGTTGAAGACAAGCAGGTAATCCTGAAGCTGCGCGAAGGAGTAGTGGCTGCTTGCGGAAAGGCCGCTCAGCAATTGCTCGGCGTGCGGTGTGCCTTCGTAGGACACCACGCAAGACTTCAGTTCTGGCGTGCTACTCCCATCCAGGGTTTGCAGTATGAACCGCACCTGCGAGTAGTCAGCAGGCGGAACTCCCGCCAGTTCCCCGTTTACCTGATCGTACCATGCACTCCAGGTGAGACCATCAGGAGAAGTCCTCACCTGGCAGGCAAGCGTTGCTTGAGCATTTTCCCCCGCCGATACCCACGATACGCGGAGCGTGCTCTTGTCTTCTGACTGCGCCGCATTCTGGGGAGGGGAAACCCAACAACCCTGCCTCTCGATGGGCAGGTTCAGGTCACCGTTGAAGTGAAGCAGGTAGGTGGTGTACACGTCCCAGCTGGCAGGAACACCCGCCTGGTAGTCGGCAAGTATCTCCCCATCCGTGCGTGCAACTGCACTTATCCAGATGTCGTCCAGCATCACCCCGACGTGGCTTGATACGTTGTGGTCGCAACCAAGGTACATGTTCGCAGGGAGGGAACCAACGGGTTCAACGTAACTCGCAGAAGCCACCTTGGTGCCGTTCACAAACAACGTGATTTCCTGCCCATCCCCCCGTATGGCAACGTGATAAGCCCTCAAGCGCGCTAATGATCCCACATTCTTGGTAGGGGTGCTGTACAGCGTCCCCACCGATTTCACCCTCAAGCATAGCTTGCCCTCGGAGTCCACGATAAGCTGGTAGTAGTTGTTGTCGTCAATGTAGCAGTCCCACAACACTCCCGCCGCAACCTGGAGCGGTACGATAAGGAGCCTGATAGTCCATCTGCCCTTGGCCAGCACCGATGCGGGGACAGCCAGCGATTCTGCCGCCTGGCTCCCGCTTGCACCCGTCACCTGGATCTTCTCGCCCCAAAGCTGGCTCCACGTGGCGGAAAGCCCACTCAGCGTCGGCGTCTTGGTATCATCACTTGTCTCCAGAACCTCCATGATGCGGAAGCTGGCCGCTTTCGCATCGGAGATGGAACTGAGGCCCGGAATGGCCTCCCCGCTGGTGCATTCCACCCAATCCGACCACGTTTTGCCGTCTTCGGTGTGGCTGGCATAAACCCTCAGCGACGTGCCTTCTGGCGTGCTGGCAGTCCAGGAAACAGCGCTTCCCGTCACGCCTCCCAGAACGCAAATCGGGATCGGAGGCGACACCCTGCTCCCGCTTGTCTGGTAGCGCGTGGTGTGCGTCCCCACCCAGTCGTCCCAAAATGCGCTTGCGTCTGCATCCAGGTCGTAGGCGTAGCTTTCATCAAGCCCGAATGTCTCGTCTTTGCCCTGCGTTTCATCCCAGGCCGAATAAAGAGCCAGCTTCAGGCCGCTGGAGACCTCAACATGCAAGAGATCGCCGAGCGCAAACCCCGCATCCGTCTCCACCCACTCTTCGCCCTCGTAACGTGGCTGATTGTCGCCCACCGTGCGCCCGTCCAGCTTGGACGCCGAACTCGCCCTGGAAAACGAGGGGCCAGAAGGGAGAAGCAACTTCACCGAACCCGGCGCAGAAGTCATCTCCACGTTGTATGCCGTCCCATTCTCCCACTCGGTCTGGCTATCGTACTCGAACAGGATGTGGGGCAGGTCGTAGTACAGCTTGCCGCTTGTGGCGATGACCAGCCGCGTGGTGCCGTCGGACTTGTACAGCGCACCCATGCCCAGCACCGGGTTGGAGTCGAAGTCGATAGCAAACCGCTTCGCCATACCCCAGCGTGGCACAACCTTGCCCTCGGGCGTGAAGAGGACGTTCTTGGCTATGGCAAGGTCGTTCTTGCCGATGGAGGCAGGGTGGGCGGTATTCCAGCCGCCGGAGAAGTCGTCTATGCGTTCGAGCAGGTAGCCGGGAGCCTGGGCCTTACGCGCCATACTTCACCACCACCACTCGCGCCGCCTCAGCACCTTCGGCATCGGGTTGCGCTGCGCGTCGGCTATCACCCACGCGTTCTTCAACTCCTCCCACTCCTGCTTTCTCGCCGCCGCCATCGGGTCGCCATCGGCAAGCAGGCAGCGGTACGTCGCGTAGGCAATCAGGGCGGAATCGCAGTCCTCCAGGGACGGCGTGTCGGTAGCGTTCGCCATGTCCACCGGCTTGGGTGTGCCAGCAAGAATCAGCGTCCCCGCAGTCCACGGGATAGGAACGAGCACCAGCACGCCACCGACAACATAGACGTACAGCGGATCGCCCTTCTCATCAGGCTCAACACGCGGTGTGCCGTAGCGGATGTCCAGCCCCCACTTCTGGTTGATCTGCTGCCAGGCCGCCTCGCGCAGAAAGAGCATATCGGCAGGCATGGCGACACTCTGCGTGTTGGCGGCCACGGAAGACTCCCATACGTTCAGCTTGCGGGAAAGCTGGGCTAACTCCCTTTGCCCGTCGTTCAGGTAACGCGTGATGGTCACATCGGACCACCGCACAGAAGAGGGGTCGCGTGCCTCCTCCCGCACGGCTGAGATCAACTGAGAAAGCGTAAGTGCCATTCACGCCGCCCTCCATCCGGGCCACAGCTTCTGGAACAGGAAACGCATGTCTTCCCGCATCGCCCGCCCAATCTCGGCAAGCTCCTTCCGCCGCTGCTCCTCCAGCCGCTCATTGTGCCGCTTCTGCTCGAGGAGCATGTGCTTGTAGGGGCGACCGGTGGAACGGGCGATGTAGTAGGCTTGCATAATCGCAACGATCACCCGATAGTCGAGAGACTTCCACTTGCCGAGAATGTAGGGCGTGTTGCTTGCGTCAACACCCCATACTTCGTAGCAATCCTGCTCGGAGTCGTAAACTACCCGAAGTTCGGGATCAATCTCACGGAGACGCTGGGGGATGTCGAGGGGATGTGTCTCAATTGCGTACTTCATCCGCATTCCCTCCGGTTAGGCAGCGTCTTTGAGGCTACGCAGAGCCTCTAGAAGAGCCAACCGATCCGCTAGCTCGCTATGCCCACGCCCAGCAGGGTGTTGGCGGAACCAATCCAGAACCAGACGGGCCTGCTCGGCCTTGACAACCAATAGCGGTGCTAGAGCCTCCAGCAACGCCTGAATGTCAGCACGCCGCTGCGCTTGCAATCTCCACGCAGGAACGCGCTGGGAGTTGTTAATGTAGTGCTTGTCGGATACCCACTGCATTGCAACACCCAGACGCTGGCACACACGCTTCGCAACCGCAAGGTTTGCCCGATCCGCGCTGGTTACATCCACAAAGAACGATAGTGCGTTGCAGAGTTCTGGGCGGAGAACAGCGCGGATACTCCCTTCCGCATCGAAGAAGCCCGCAAACCAATGCAGGGCATCTTCTTCGGATAGGTCGGGAACCCGTTCGCAGGGTGTGCGGTTGGCTTCCCTTATGGCCTCCACATACGCAAAGTCGTTTTCGTCCTGCGGTGCTTTGTGGGGTAGGCTCAGGCGGCGTTTGCACCATTGCAGGGTTAACTCAGCCACCCGCCGTTTACCGACTAGGTAGGGGTGCAACTTTTCCAAGAGGCGATAGGTGCCATCAAAACCGCAAACTTGTAGCGTGTGCGTTGGATTCTTGTTCTTAGCCCTATCGTCAGTCCAGATGCGATATGGAATACCCTCGCCATCAAGTACAGAAGCGATGCATTGAAGAACGCGCTTACTCTTGTTGGTAAATTCACAGCGCGGTTTGTACAACAGATAGGGTTGCCTCCGAGCAACAGACGGGAAAATAGCACCATCGCCGTCAAGGAAACCCGCTACCCAAGGCCAAGTTAGTTTTTGCAGAACAATCCCCCCAAAATGAAAGGGGAGCCAGGTTACTGGCTCCCCTTTCGCTTCTAGTTACCTACTCACGACACGTTGTCCACCGCTGCCAACCTATTCCTGTAGAGGCAAACAGTGTTAAAATCCCATACCCACATAGCCTCATAGGTGGTCGTGCGGGGCACGTAATGCAAGAGCTTGTAGTCTCCCTCACCGTCCGGGAAGCTGATCCATCCAGGCTCGCCCACCTGCCCGAAGCAGATCGCGCTGAGGTCGAGGATGTAGATGGTGTTGCTCGGGCAGTCGAGGTCGAGGTAGCACTCCACGCCGTTCCAGGATAGGCCGCGCAGACCGCCGGGGAGTTGCACGGTGCCCTCCACCGGGATGCGCTTCTGCGATTCGAGGTACGTCGCCATCGCGTTGTAGGCGTTCTGACCCGCCACGATGAGGTTGGGATTGCCACCGCGCACCTGGATGAACTGGAAGGGCTTCTGCAAGAGCGACACCGACACGTTACCACCCGCGGTGTCGCGGTAGGCCGCCCAGTTGCGGCATCCGGGATCGGCAGGGTTGATCTCGGCCAAGGCACCCGTGGGTTGCACGATCTTGGCGAGGCCGTCGATCTCGGCCTTGTAGGAGCCAGAGCGCACCACAACGTGGTTGGCCGTGGTCTGCACAGCCGTACCAGAAATGGTGATCGTCTTGTTGACCGTGTCTACCGCAGTCACCTGCCGCTGGGTGGCGAGGGCGGTGTCGTTGGTGATGTTGTAGATGTCGACGTACATGTCCTCGAACAGGTAGGTCGTGTTGCTCACGGGGATCGTGTTGCCGGCCGCAGCCATCGCACCGCAGGTCGCCAAAGTGCCAGTACCATCCGCAAACAGGGCGCGGTTGATGTGCTGCCGCAGGCCCTCGATCAGCGACTCCACCTCAAGCTGCTTGATGTTCTGCCAGGCAGCCTCGCGGCTGTTCGACGCTTCAATCGCGCGACGGGAAATCTGCAACTGCGCGATGTGTTGCACCGTGCCCACCTTCGCCTGCTTGCCGCGCGAACGGGTGGGCGCAGTGGCAGTGTCGTACTCACCCAGCACGCCGAAGGACTGCGCGTACTGCAAGGGTACGCTCCACACAAGGTACTTGCCGGACACGTCAAGGAAGTCGGACGAACGCTCCAGCTTCTCCAGCAACGGCTTGTTGCGGATGAACTGGATCAGTAATCTGTCGCCATATACCTCCTTCAGTGCCCAATCGTAATACGCAACGTTGGTCGTCAAAGGCATACGCTATCCCTCCTCTGTGTTTAGGTCGCTAACTGCCCGAAGCGCGAGAAAAAGGCTTCGCGGGCCTCGCGAAGCCAGTCGGTGCGCTTCTCGGGCATCTTCCTCTGCTCTGCACCAGCAGGCGCACCAGCGTGAGCCATCGGCTTGGGCGGCATCTCGGCCTGCCTCTGCTTCATCCTCTCGGCAATCAGCCTGTCGGCCAGCCCGCCCTCGCCTTCCAGCGCCTTCTCAATCGCCCACAACTTCACGGCCTTCGCCACGGGGATGCCGTTGTGCTCCAGAACGTACTGGAGGATTTCCTGCTCGTTGAACTCGGGCAGGAACGGCATCTCCTTCTTCAGCACGTCGTACACCTGCCGCGCCTCCTGAATCTCCCGCTCCAGCATGAGACTGGCGTGCCCAGACTCCAGGGCCTCCAGCCTCTGAGCCAACGCCTGGAGATCAAACCCGCCCTGCGGTGCGCCAGCCCCAGGAGCAGGTGCGGTAGCAGGAGCCGCCACGCCAGGCGCAACGCCAGGAACACCTGCGGCAACGGGTGCCGCCGTTTCAGTCGCCACTCTTCCACCTCCTCGCGTCAGGTACTGCTCGATGAAATCCGCTATGGCCGCTCCCAGGCCGGGGTTGGCGTCAAGGAGGGCCATAAAATCGCGAACCGCCTGCTCCTTGTCGGATGCGGGCGGTTCGCTTGCCTCGGGTGTCGCCGCCGTCTTCAGCAGATCAAGCGGCATGCGGTCTTCTACGGCTGCTTCGGCCAACAGATTCACCTCCTCCCGCCATCTGTTGCAACTGCCTGCCGACATACTGCATATGGGCGTCAAGGTGCGCCCGCATTGCCTGCTTCACCGCATCAGAGGCATCCTCATAGTCCACCGTCTTCATCCACCTCTGGTGCTCCGAGATGTGGACTATGTGATTGTGCCAGTCCTCCACCTCGATGCTCTTGCCAGCCTTCAGCCGCTCCACCTCGCGCTGAGCCTGGGCGGTGTCAAGCTCAACATCACCCACCGCTTCCTCGAACGCACCCCACTTCGACAGCCGCACAACAAGGGCAGGATCGCGAATGATGCCGCGATCCCACAACTGGAATGCAAGCTGCTGCATCAGGGCTGCCGAATGCGGCAAAGCCGACCCGGGCTCCACCCTCACGTCCGCATCGGGCGGAATGTCCTTCGCCCTGAACACCTCGGCCTCGTAGTGCTTCTCGGGACCGAGCACCCTGAGCACCAGTGGCAATTCGATGAAGTGCCTCGCCAGCCGCAACACCATGTTGAGCGCGTCTGCAACGGCGTTCTCGTACTCGGCCACCACGGGGTACATGCGGGTGTCGTCCTGCTCCACCATGTACCCGATCATCTCGCCCGACCGCGCCCCGCGCGGCACCCTACCGCGTGCCACTTCGGACACTCCCGCCACGTCATCCGCCTCCTGCTGGAGCCGCAGGAGCATGTCAACCGAGTGCGGCGGGAACGGCTGGATTTGAACAGGGGTGAGTGATCCTGGAATCATCGGGTTGTAGTACAGCACCTCGCCAGGCTCGAACTCGGGCGGCGTCAGGAAAGCGTTGAGAGGCGCAATGAGGAGCGGATTCGAGAGCTTTATCATGTTCTCCAAGATGTCGGAGCGAATAAGGTTGTACATCACGTTGATCGGCCTCAGCGCCGTCACGGGCGACTCGCCCCAGAACTGCCCAGGCACCCTCAGCCACCTCAACCGCACGAACGGCATCGGCACCTTGGCGTCCGCGTAGGGATTCGGGCCATCATACAGCACTGTGTTGCCCGCGTAGACCATGTACTGGCCCTCGGGGTGGCTGTCGCACGGCCTCATCCAGAACTCCCGCACCCGCGTCACCTTCACCGTTGCCCCTGGCACCCTGGCAATGGGCTTGGTCTCACCGTAGAAGCCCATCACCGTCACGTCCTCGGAGGACACCTCCTGTCCCCACCGCTCCTTGACGTAATCCACCGCAAACACGCGCTCGTGGATCACCCAGGATGCCTCCTCGAACGAGCGGGCCAGCGGATCAACAAACACTTCATGCGGTGAGCAGGAATCCATCAGCACCGTGCCCGTGTGGTAGACGCCCTCCGCGGTCTCCACCTCATCGCCCCCGGTCGGGTCGAACAGCACCTTGACGATCCCCGTACCCGTGAGCGCAGCCCACAGGAGGGCATCCGCAAACACCTCGCGGTAGCCGTTGGACTGCCAGAAGTACGTGAGCATGGTGTGGGCACCCTTGGCCTTCGCCAGCTTCTCGGGCTGCGTGCCCGTCACGGCCACGCGGTACCTGGGTTCGGCCCTCGCAAGCCGAGCGTACAGCATCCACACCCTGGGCTGAATCAGGTTGGACTGGTAGCGCATCCTGGGATAGCGCAGGACGGCAGAGCGCAGTATGCCAGCAATGCGGTCGAACACCACCCACTGGTCGCCACGGTAGAACGCAACGTTGTAGACCCAGTTCGGGCGGTGCGCATCCCTTGCCGCTTTCGCCGCGCTGTACCGCTTCTGCACCTCACCCAGACTCAGCATGGCTTACCCACCCAACCTTTCTCGAATCGCCCTCTCCCTCGCCGTCTCCTCTGGCCGCAGGAGCCCAGCCCGCATCAGCCACAGGCGGTAAATCGGGTCAGCCGCCATCCACATCGGTATCCTGCCAGCCAGCACACGCTGGCCCTGCGGGTGCTCAAGCCACGCACGGAACTCCCGTTCCGGCACCAGACTCGTACCGCCTACCTCACGCCAGATCTCCAGCAACCGATCCACCGAAGGAAGTGTGAAGCCAACCGCCAGCGGCACCTCACGCTCAAAGCCAGCAGGCCCCCTCGGAGGCGGAGTTGTGGCTGTCTCAGCAGGGGGAACCTCAACAGGTTTAACTCCCTCTACTGGCACAGGCCCCCTTATGGCCTCAGGAGGCGGTGGCGCAGGCGGCTCCACCTTGGGCGCAGGTGGCGGTGTATAAACCTGCCGCCACTCTGTCTTGGGAGTTTCCACCTTTGGCGCAGTTGCTGCTGGTGCAGAAACCGATGATCTGATGAACGACTCCAGCGATTCGGGCGCAGGCTCCCGTGAAACTTCTGGGGGTTGCGGTTCCCCAGCCGTTGGCCCTTCAGGCAGAGGAGGCATCGGTACAATGGTGGGAGCACGCGCGCTCGTCCCCTCAGGAGCAGTACTGATGGGCAGTTGTGTTGCACTGGTGGATAGAGGCGTCATCGAGCTGGCAGGCGGAGGAGTACTTGGAGCCGTTTG